CTTGATGGTGGTGTCTCAGATAATGCTGGTTCTTGTACAATACCCACTTCTTTTTTTAATCTAATCTGCTCCTCAGTTCTGCTTCTCATAAACTCAACAGCATCAACATGACCCATTGGTGTATCTTTAGAATTTACAGAATTAGTATAAATTTCATTTATTGCCTTTGCTTTTTCAGCTTCAAAAGCAGCTTTTTTGCTTCTTTCATCGGCAGCTTCTTTTTGTTCCTTGTTCGGAACAACACTTGGTCTATTACTCATGTAAAAACATTTAATTTAACGTTATAACTTTACAATAAATATAAAAGGTTAATTTTTTTTGTAAATGGTCATAAATAAAAAAAGCTATCCAATAAAGAATAGCTTTTTTAAATAGTTTATAGTTTATAGACCTAATTCGTTTTTTAATGCTTTTACAAGTCAAGTATTTGATAAAGCAATCTTAAATAAAAATCAAAACAAGAGTATCGCACGGTCAAAACGCAAAGTAGCTGTGATATCAGCAATAGCGTCATCATCCATTGAAAGGTCACCAAAACCTACGTTGGTAAGCATCGTACCATCCAATAACCATTTTTCAACAACAACACCTGTCGGGTCAAGCATTTCAAGTTCTACTGGACGCTTATAACCAGCAGCATAACCTTGACGGCCTGTGATAGATTCAGAGTGTAAACGAACCCATTCCATAATTGCTTGTGTAGCAGATGGACCAATTGGGTCACGGAATGTAACGTCAATTGATTCCCAAGTGAAACGACCAATAACCCATGTTGATGTGTTAAGGAAAGGTATTTCAACCTCATTCTGTGTAATTGAAGGTCTTGACGCAGAAGCCAACCACCATTGTTGAATCCCCAAGTCAGAAGGAAATGTTAAAAGAAAACGATTTTTCCTCTTCGGTTCATATGGAAGAGGCATCTTCATTAATAAATCAGCCATGTTCTATTAGTTTTAATTTGTTTTTATTTTATTATAAATATATGGGTATTTCTTTTTATCACCCATTTATCAAATAAATATACCGTTTTTAAATTTTTACTTGTTTTTTTTAAAAAAAGTTAGTATTTTTGTAAAATATGAAATTAAAAATATCAAAAGAAGAATTACAACATCTTTATGAAAAAGAGTTGAATGACTACCTAGAACAATGTGATTGGGTAACTTATGTTAGGTCAGAGGTTGTATGTGGATTGGTATCGGCAGCCTTGGGTAGGCTTGACATAGAAATTGATTCACAAGGACTTCATAAAATTTATACTTCTGAAATAGAAGCTTTAAATATTAAAGATGGAGAATGGAGTCTTAGATTCGGGGTTAAAGAAATCATAGAGATGATTTACGATATCATAGAAAAAAACTTCTAAAAAATTTTGTTTTTAGAAAATAATTTATTACCTTAGCAGTATGAAAAATATGCTGTTTTTAATGTCATTAACCCTAACAATTAACTTGTCAGCACAGGATGCTGAAATGTTAAATTTGATAAATACATATAGAAAAAACAACGGCAAATCTACTTTGACTTATTCAAATGAGTTGTCAAAAATATCAACAAACCAAGTTAAGGTAATACTTGAACAAAACACTGTAAGTCATTCAGAAACAACTAGTGAAATAGCTACACTTGGTGTTAGTATGCCTATAGTAAAAAAAGATATGGATTCTTTTGTTTTGTTCTTAAAAGAACAATTAAATGTTGTTTATAAAGAACCAAAAACAGAATGTGAAGTTAATATATTATTCAAACAATATATTCTTTATAAATTTCATTGTTCAAAAGTGCATAAGAGTATTTTATTGGGTCAATATAAGCATATTGGTTTCCACGTGGAGCTTTCAAAAATAAAATACACACCTAATTATCTGTTGATAAACGGAAATAAAGTTATGTTGAATAACACAATTTCTCATTATAAAGGTAACTATTGCGCTGTGTTAAACTTTAAAAGGTAAAACATTTATTGCTACTAGCACATTTTATTTTTTTGCCACCAAATGTAATTGGAATACCACCACCACCAGGTGGTTTTACTTTATCTATATCAAACACCCTAACCAATTCAGCACGATAATTCTTAACAACAGTTTCTGGTGCTGTTTCTTCTGAAACTTTTTGTTCAACTTCAAAAACAAGGGTTAATTTAACATATCTAAATTCAGAAGTTTTATCTCTTAATTGTTTTAATTCTTCTTTATTATTAGCAGTGGTTAAAAATTGTTTAGCACTAACAACATCAGAGCCGTTATTAGGAATTTCTCTATGAGTTATTTTTATTTCTGAATCAACACTTTGTAATAAATCGGTTACACTTTTTGTTCTACGATTCGCTAATTCAATATTTCCTGTTGGGTCTTGTTCGTTTCTAAATTTTGGAACAGACTCAGCATCAGTTGAAGATTCTATATTAGCTGAAATTACTTTACCATTAATATTTTTAATACCATCTATTGTTGATTTAATTGAATTTACACCTTCTGAACTAAGGGTAAAACCACCAGTAATGAATGTATTATCATTACCTAAAGTAACTTCAACAGTATCTTTTACTGTTATTGTTTTTGTAATTGTTTGACCTTTTATAGTATCAGAACCAATATCAAGTTTTTTAATAGCATATCCTTTACCTAATTCTTGTGATAAACTTTGAAGATTGGTAACAACTTTGTTACTTACTTTATATGTTTCATCCTTTTCGCTAGCTAATTTATTAAATTTATCAACAATATTTTGTGCGTTTTTTGCCATTAAAGAATCTGGGTTTTTCATACCTTTTTCAGCCAAATCTTGTGCCAACTCCTTCAATTTTGTTTCATCCTCTAGAGTTGCTTTAATTTGAGAAATTGTTGTATTATTTTGTAACGCATTTTGAGCAACAGCTGCATTAGGACCGCTTAAACCAACTCCCATAAGCATTGCAACCCCCAATAAAACTTCTCTCCAGCCTTCTTCAAGCAATTGAGTGTTATTGTTGAAAGATTCATTAATTTGAATACTATTTGTTTTTAAACGATTTTTTTGTTCAAACAAAAGTATTGTATTGTATTGTTTTGCAGTTATTTTAACTCTATTCATCTTTAAATGGTGTTTTCTATAAATATATAATAAAAATAAAAAAACCCCTAAAACGGGGCTTTTTATTTTTATATTACTTTAATTATATATTATCGAATGAAGCACCAGTATTCATAACTACGAACTCAATTTGAATAAATTCAAGGCTTCTTGTTGGTTTCAAGAATATTTGACCAGTCAATTGATTTCTGTCTATGTCTTCTGGGTCATTTGAAAGAACTACACGGAAGTCAGTCAAACCTCTTTCAGTTCTAATGTTATCCAATATTGGGTTAACAAGAGACAAGAATTGATTTCTTACGATAGTATCGTTTTGTTCGAATAGAAGTCTTATAGCAACAGCAGAGATTAGTTTTCTAGCTTGTAACAACAATCTTCTAACATTAATTCTATTAAGAGCTGTTTCTTTAACTTGAAGAGTTTTGTTACCCCAAATTTTTATACCATCAGATACGAAAGTAGCGATAGGGTTAATTCTGTTCTCATAAAGAGTATCTCTTTCAGACAATGTAAGTTTTTTACGAGCTTGAATTGCGTCAACATCACCTCTTTGGATACCAGCAACAGCAAACCATGGGAATGCAATGTTATCAGTCAAAGCAATGTTTCTTACAACGTCTCTTGTAGGTGGAACCCAAATTAATATGTTATTTTCACTATCATTAATTTGAATCCATGGCCAGTAAGTACAAGAGTAGTTACTATCATACATATCACTCATTTGGTCAACTACATCGTCAACAGTTAGCGTTGTATCGTTATAATAATCAGGTGTAGTTAAGATATACAATGAGTCAGCTCTTTCTGTTTCAACCATATCAATTGTAGCCTCAATTAAATTAGTATTATCAAATGCATCGATACCTGGAGTAGCAAACACGTTAATGTTTATAGCTTCTGGATTTCTAAATGTCCATATAGCTTCTAGATAAGCATAGTAGTCTGAATTTATTCCCAAATCACCATTTGAAAGGGTTCTATTTTTAAATGTACCGCTAGTTAAACCAGCTTGACCATAGATACCGTTAATTAAATATCTATCAGTATTTGTTCTTCTAGTGTTATAGATATCCCATCCATCAAAACCACCATAAGGTACAAATGTAAATTTACGAGAATATATGAATTCATAAGGTCCACCAACCAACCCAGATTCAGTTCTGAATTGAGCAACACCTGTATCAAATGTAAAGGTTGGGGTATATGTTGTACCACTATTGTTAATCGGAATAAACACGTTATCAATAGTTACTTGAGTAGCACCGCTATCCATGTGGAACCCATTTGTTAAACCAGTCCAAATATCTGGGGTAGTAGTCGTAGGTTGACCTTTATAATCAAATAAGTCAGAATCAATACCTACAGTTTCAGAAAGTCCCAAATAATATTTACGTTTGTTTTCAAAAGTTCCATAGAACGTCTTATACATGATATCTGGGCTAAGAACGGATGTATTGCTGTTTGTTTGGTAATCACGAATAGGATAACCAATAAAACCAGCTGGGAACGCATCACTAGTATCAGTTGTATCATCAAGTTCAATTAATATATATGATGACCTAGAAACATAATTACCATCTAAAGTACCGACTCTTCTAGCAACATAATTGTTTGAAGTTGGGTCCATAGAACAACGACTGAATGTTTCCAAGATTACTGGCTGCGCATCAGTATCGTAATATCCTCTCACTCTGATATCAAATTCTTTTGTATCTGGCTTGATGTTAACGATAGAAATCTTGAACTGTTCATTAGCAGCATTACCATCAGAGATAGTCCAGAATCTAAACAATCTTAACACTTTATTACCACGTAATTCAGACACAACGTATGGTGTTACGGCTGGTTGAAATTCATACAAATAATCTTTAAAATCATCATTATATTGAACAAGAGATTGTTTGATGCCTCTAATTTTATCATCAGCAAGAAAACTTCTGAACATTACATCGTACAATTCTTCAACAAACAAGGCAGTATTGCCATCTTGTGCACCTCTACCTAATACTCTTGGTAAATAATTTCTTTGCGTTCTATCCATAGACACTTGATAATCAAATAAACCTTGAGTTGTTGAATTTCCGCTTAAAACAAATAAACCAAGTGGGTCATTTGTTGCACCGCTATATATTGGGTCAAATTGAACACCAGCTGGTGTACCAACTTCAAATATTGGTGTTTGTGTTGTCAAATCAACATATGCTCTTGAACGAACCAAAGCAACAATTCTATTCTCAACATCAGCGTATGAACTACCTGAGTAGTAAACAGTAACACCACTAGTTGTACCTGTTGTAACACCACTAAGGGTACCAACTGCATCAACATAAATATTGAACGATACACCACTAAATGAGCTACCAGTTTTTTTGAATACTGGACCTATATTAACAGTAGCACCTGTTGAAGCAGAACCTAGGAAAGCCAAATCAGCTGTCAACGTTCCATCATTGATAAATGATTGAACAAATGAATCATTTGATACAATATTTGTAACAGTTCCAGCAGAAGTTGCTGAATAAGTTATAAGATAATTTGTTCCTCCAGTGTATGTTGCACCACCAGTAGTTGTTCCACTAGTAGCTGGGTCTAAAGCACCGTCAAGTACAATTCCCCAAGCTTGACCAGCATCATAACCAGAAAATCCTAATACTCTAGTCACAAACAATTGGTTAGATTGACTTAAATATGATTTTGCTATATAAGGTAGCTCATATTGTGGAGCACCTGTATCTTTTACTTTAGTAGCATTACAACCACCAAAGAAAGATTGGAATTCGCCATAGTTGCTAATAAAAATTGGTTGAAAAGCTGGACCGATTGTAGTCTCACCTACCAAACCAAGTGTTGTCACACCAACTTGACGTGTAATAAATGTTAAATCTCTTTCTGATGTATAAACACCTGGGCTAACGAATACTGAATTTGCCATATTAATTTTTTTATTTTTTTATTTTATTGTTTTGTTTATAATAAATATTAGCTTTTATTCAAAAAGAGGGTCAATAAAAAAGATATATTTATTTTAGTATGTTTTTTTTCATACTTTTATCATACTTATCTATAAATCATAGATGAAAAGGGATAAAAATCTTAAAATTACCGAAAAAACACATCAGTTACTTAA